GTTCTTAAGAAGCAAGAAGCACTTGTGATACTAGACTTTAGCAAAATTGAGGGTGAAAATCCTGAATTAAGAAAGAGTCTGGCTTTAGAGTGCAGAAGGCTGAAGGGAACTAGAAGTATCGTAGAGACTGACATGTTAGAAAGTCTCTTGAAGTCAAAACCAAATCTTGTACAAGCCTACATTGCCGGTTTAATAGACGGTGATGGAAACATAGACACGTATGAAAATGCTGTGGCTATCGGTTTTACTAATATGTGTAAATCTTTAGTAGATTTCTTAATAAAGTATTGTGGTGGTGGTAAGTATTATTGTAAACCTACCACATTAAGATGGCAGTTGGGCGGTATGAAGAGACAGGAATCACTCCTGTTGAAGATAATGCCTTATTTGCGGATTAAGAAAGAAAGGGCAAAAACAGCTACTACCTTTTTAAGAAATCGGATAGATACACCTAGAAAATTTGGAAGACCTTTTCAAGAACTTATGATACAGCCCGAACTCACAGGTGACTGTGAGAGTGAGCCAGAGGGAACTCTGGTATCCTAAACAAAATTGACTCCGGTGGGTCTAGCACGTATGGAAGACCTTATTTCTGTTGATTTGACAGAAATGATTGAACTTCCTTCAACTGGTATTCGTTTCTTCCAGACTAATCAAGTTACAACCACACCTAGTTACAACTCTGGCGCTGGTGCATCAATCTTTACTGCTCTGCGTACCTACATCTTCGGACGTGACGGTATCTTTAGCATTAAGCTTGGAGCACAAGGCGACACAGGCTTTGGTGACGGTGAGTGGAGCAATATTAAGTGCAATGTTGTACAAAATGCTGCACCTAGCGTTGCTGATCCTGAAGGGTTGATCCCCGGATGGACTAGCTATCGTGTACATTTCACGACTTCACTTGGTCCTGATACAACAATCAGAATCCGTGAGATTGACGCCGCAAGCGCAATTAGCTAAGGCTAAGTCTAACTAATTATGTGGGAGAGAGAAATTTCTCCCACATTATGAAATAGGAGAAAAAATGGGAAACGTACAAGAGTCATATCCGGCTCAAACTACAGGTTTAGGTGTAGCGGCTAAAATCTCTGTTGTAGGTAACTTGGCAGGTGGAAGTTCAGTTCCTGGATATAACAATGTTGTTCTATCTAAGACTGGTGCTACATATGCTGGAGTAACCTATCCAGAAACATTCCAGCTTAGTCCTAACATTGAAGATGCCGGTGGAAATGAACTTACGCCGGGCACAGCATATGCTTTGACATCTGTTGCAAGTTCTAGTGGTTCTACTGCGGTGTATACAGGAACAATTGTAGCAGGAACTAACGCCCTAGTCGGGAAGACATTCGTTGTTGCAGGTTATGTTGCCGCAGCAAACAACGGGACATTCATCTGTACAGCGAATAATGGTTCTACCACAATCACACTGGAGAATGCAAGTGCTACGTCTGCTACAGTTCAGACAGCAACTGCAACTTCTCAGGAAGTTATTGCAGGTAATGTATACGCTTTAACATCGGCTGCAAATGCTGTTGGTGCTAATACAGTTTACACAGGAACAGTTGTTGCCGCTGCTCACAGTTTGATTGGTGAAACCTTCGTGGTTGCATCTTTCGGGACTGCGGCAGATAATGGCACATTTGTTTGTGTAGATAACAACGGAACTACAACTTTAACCCTTGCAAACGCGAATGGCGCAGCGGAGTCGGCTCAAACAGCGACTGCTACGCAGCAAGTAGCTGTAGGCGAGTATTCACTTACATATGTTGTATATGATTTTAAGACAACTAGCACAGGGACAGACAGCCCCTCAAGCACACCTGAAGCAATTGTATCAGTTAGTGCAAACGGTCTTTTGACTGCTCTTTATCCGGGCGGGAGTGTGGTAGAAGTATCATACCCAACTTTTGATAATGAGTCTGGTGTAACCGGGGCAGCATCAGGAAATCCAATGTATAACTTGCCGAAAGACAAGATTTACGCAGAGGTTTCGGTAACCGTATTACCGTAATCGTTCTAATACTGGAGGGTATTATGATGACACAAAATGATGACGTAGACAATATGGAAGTTCTACGTCATCACAATCGAGCACTGCGCAATGTTAACAAAAGCTTGCGCAGTGGTCAGAAAAGTTCTCAGGAACATTCAGATGAGTTGTTTTTGGAACTGTGCAAGTCGGAAACAGACAGTCAGATTGCGATGGAAAAAATCAGAGCGTTTGGCGGGATAGAATGCGGCTCTGGTGATTATAGTTTTATAGTCGATAAGTGCCTACAAGCCTTAAGCGCCATAGACCAAAGCAAATAATCACAGGAAGTTCTTTAGGAGATAGCATGGCCGGTGAAGGAACTAACTACTTTAATAAAAAGGTTGCACAGTATGAGCCGGTTGTATCTGCGGCTCAGCAAGCAACCGCAAAACTTGCAGCGGCAAAACAGGGACTTTCTTTGTTAGGTAAACCTAACATTACTCAGGCAGAAGCAGAAAGTTTAGTTGCTTTGTACGTTCAGGCAGAGTAAAAGACGCGGGGCTTCGGCTCCGCGCAAAGTTTTCATATATATGAAAAACCATATGATGTGGATTACTGAGTATGGATTAACATATATATGCTTGCGGTCACTTAGCCCGCGCAGGCGGTTGACTGCACTGCTTTATTCCAAGGGTCGCGGCCTTTATTTTAGAGCAGACACGTTTTTGCAAGCTGGAGGGCTTGATGACAATTACACCAGAAGAAGTCCAGAAGCTACAGGGGACACGCCTCGACGCTACGGCACCATGGGACAGCTACAGTGCAGAGTTAGATACTAAGATGACCCCGGAGTTAGCCGCTCAAGTGGCAGAGTACTCCACAAAGTATTACCAAGATGCTCCATCGAGTAATCAGTCTCAGGAGGTATTGGCAGAGTTAAAAGAAGGAAATGACGAGAATGCAAAGCAGTATCAGTGGCTGAAACCGGAAGAGTATGCAGATGTCGAAGCCAGAATCGGTAAGGTAATGACTCATGAGGAGTTCATATATAAACTTAGACGAGCCGGTTTAACATGCTTCTATAAGCAGCATCCACAACCGGACAAAGCTGTTTTGTTTGTGTCGCGCACTGGATTTTCTGAAGCTGAAGTAGCTTGTTGGGCACAAATCGGGCAGATGCCTGAATTATCGATTATGAACTTCGATCGGTATGGTATACCACTTGCAGAGAGGAGACGTGGTTGGCGTACTTGCCTTCTACAGCTAATGTTGAAAGAAATGATTACAGAGGAGATGGCAAATCGTATATTTGGTAAACCTCGTAGTGATGCGGCGTTTGATAGGTATAATGCAACGGTACAGGAGATTAGGAAGATTCACACCGGTGTACAGTAATAGATAGAAAAATAGGAGAGGAGACTATGACAAATTTGAATGATATTGCGGGAGATGTTTCTACACATTCGGCAGAGACACCAAAGCCTAGCAAGAAAATTGATGCTTTGGATGCGGAACTTAAACAACTTGCATTGGAAAATGCAAAGCTTGAACTTCAGGAGAAAACACTTAATTTACAAGACCTTCAAGAGCGCCTTGCTGAGCGTGGGATGAAGCGTGAAAACAGGCTTCAGCGAAGTGTTATCAATGGTCAAACATTGAAGCAGCTTTCCGCAATCGACAAAGCAACACAGAACCGCTGTAACCACAAGAAAGGCGGAAATGGTGCTCAGGGTGTTGTAGGCGGAAAGGGGGATGACTCTCAGTACGCCGTACTAAAGCATACGTTTGCTAATGGGGATATGTGGGTTCGCTGTTTACGTTGCGGCAAGACTTGGAAGCCTCCTGTCAGACGCGCTTATAAGACTGACGAAGCCTATAAGGGAGCATGGGCAGTATATGAGGAAGCTAAGGAATTTCAGACAAGAAATACACCTTCAAGTGCATATTTGTTCCGCTACTCGGATAACGGAGAGTTTTATAGGGAAGCCACAGAAGCTACAACATTGAAATAATAAGGATCAAACATGGCATCA